CCGCGATTCATCGCAAGCTTTGTTTGCTTGGACGCAAATACACCCGATACTTTTCTATTGGACTGCTTGCCCAAATACGAACGATTGTTCTTGTCGCGTTCAATGCCTGTAATATTTACGGTTCTCTCCCGCATAGATTTAAGCTCTTCCGCGAACTCTTCTACTGTCATATCAGCAGCAGATTTACTCATCCTCTATCTCCGTTTCGTAAATAAATGCAGGCGTTAGGTCGCCCACATAAGCCCCGATTACATTGAACTCCATATACTCAACGGCTTCGTCCGATGTCATGCCATCGCGCTCTTGAAGTATTTCAATGCACTTCCAATAATCATATGCGAGCACATCCTCGCGCCCACATATGCGGCAATAACCAATTATCGCCTTATCAAATCCATCTGCTTTATACATTATCCCTCGCTGTCACTGCTTCATATTCTCCACGGCTCATAACCCCATCCACGGTACCTAGCCACTTGCGCCCGCCTGTAGTCGTAAACGAATATTTCTCAATACGGCGCTCCGTAATCAAATCCCGAACAATTTGGTCGGCAATATATTGACTGATATTGTTTAGAGGCACTGGTGCTTCTGAGTCACTGAGACGCTCAATAATACTATCTGCGCCTCCACGCTGACATAAAGCCCGACCTCCAGCTTCGCAGTCTTGAATCCAACGGAACATTGCCTCTTTTCTAAGTGATGCTTGGTTGCTTTGCCCCAGGTTACGAATTTGTTCGGTTCTGTCCTCCAGTAGCCCGGACAATGTACTCCGAACAAAACTTCGTATATCCCGGTTTGCAGGCCCGTTTGACTTAACAACCGCGCCATCAAAACATCTATTGCGCTGATATTCTATGCCTAAATCATTGCACCTACCGCGAGCTGTTTTCTCATCTACTTGCCAGATAGCAAACGCACAACGCACACCATCTACCAATGCAGACGTACCACGAATTAGATTACGCGCCTGCTCTGGCTTATTGATTACGGTATCATCCTTAACCTTAGTCATGTGGTGACACACGATTACAGAAGAGTTTGTTTCTGTTGCCACGCGAGCCAGTAAGCCCGTTAAGGCCGCGCCTGCCGCAGGGTCAGCATTTACGTCCGCGTGAACAAAAGATGCTAACGGGTCAAACACGATAAGCTTCAGGTTTTCCAACTGAATCAACTGCTCATATATCTTCTTGAACTCATCAGTTTCGCTGTAGTCGCCCATTGACTCGCGCAAAATGGGGAATGTGCCACCAACATTCGGCAGCGGTACCACATGCAACTTGTTCGGGTAATCAAACCGCAGGCCCGCTTCATCTAAGCGCTCAATACGTCTGTGCATCTCAGATTCATCATCTTCTGCTGTGAAGATAACAACATCACCGAACTCCCGAACAATTCCCCCGAAAGCGTTTTGCATGGGCCTGCCTGCTGCAACCTTCATCGCTAGGTCAAGAGTCATCATGCCTTTACCAGCATCGCCTGCCGCCGCAAAGATAATCGGAACCCCGATAGGAAACGTGCCGTCAACCAAGAACTCTTGTACAGGCGCTTCACCAGTAAAGCGAGACACTAGCAGGCTATCGTTCAGAAGGTTAATACTGCGCCTTGTGTTCCCCGAGCCTTTCTCAATGAACGCCTCAACATCAAATCCCTCGTCAATGGCATCTGCCGCGTCCCACTTGCTTGGCTTATCCATAGGTGGGTTAAGCACGGTTACTGAATTAGCGTCAGCCTCCAGCGCCACTTCCCGAACAATTTCAGATAGGCGCTTTCCGGCGTCATCATTGTCAGGCCAGATAATTAAGTCCCTGCCCCGAAGTGGCGTAAAGTCAAACTTATCCACGTTCTTACGGGTAAGAGCGCCCGCTCCGCCAAGGGTACAGGTCGCTGGTATGCCTGCGTCTATCAATGCTTGAGCGCATTTTTCACCCTCCACCCATACAACTCTCTGCTCTTCTAAGATGTACGGTATGTTGTACAATGGGCGAACATCAGGCGCTTTCGGATACGACACCCCTGGAATCCAGGGCCTGAACTCTTTCTTGCCGTCAATATCATAACGCCGAACAGATACTAAAACCTCGCCATCTCTGCTGATATAATCCCACTGCCCATTGTGAGCTGTGTTTATATCAATGCGAACTTTCTCTGCCGTAGGCTCTGCTGGCGTTGTGGTGCTGGTTGCAGTGCCGCTTCCTACTGGTATCTTGTTCAGGTTTAAGCCACCTTCTGTGCGCCAAGCTGGATTGACAGGCGCACGCGGCACCGTGTCATCTCCGATGTAGGTTCCGAACAATTCTTTGATTTCAGGCAGGCGCATACCGCGTGCTGACATCAGAATTTTGACGATACCGCCAACACCCTCACCGCCATTAAAGTCTTGACCGCGCATAAAGTCAGAGCTGTTCTGATTAATATTTATTTTCAAGCTTTCACCAGCCTCGCCAGCCAGTGACCCGATAAAGAAATCGTTCCCCCGAACTTTCCCATTTGGGTATGTTTCAATCAGCATTTCCACCTGAACTGAGCGTGGAACATCACGGCTAATCTGTTCAACTAAATCATGCGCCGTACCAGATTTAGTATTGTCAAAACGTATAACACTCATTATATTGTATCCTGAAGTCCGATTGTTTCCTTTTCTGATTTCGTTTCACACTTGAAAGGCCTCTGGCATTTTTGTCAGGGGTCTTTCTTTATTTTGCCCAACATGTTTCACGAAACTCACACCATTTGCAAGCAAAGTAATCTGAATTAGCCGCTATACGCGGCAGCATTTCCCCTGCTTTTGTAGCCTTCAATATCTCTACACCCTTATCACTTGTGTTTTGAGCCAACGCCTTGTCAAAAGGAATCAGCTCGTAGTAAATCTCACTTGTATCTTTATTCATCACGGTAAACAAGGCCGGATTTTCTGTCAGGTCCATATACGCCTGGTACAAAGCAACCTGTGCTGCATATACAGGGTTTGCCTCTACCACACCTTTCCGAACAAATTCACCGAACTTTTTACTGTTGGCTGACTTACACTCCCACAAGAATGGATAGTGCATAGGCACGGGCCCAGAAGTAACAACCCCGTCTATATGGCCTTTTATTTGCTCGTTAGCCACCGCGAATCCAAATTGCTTGCCTTGTGAGTCGTGCGTCTTTAATCCAAACCCAGCATCCCTCAGATAGCCAGCAATCAAGTCTTCAATGAAATGACCCATATCGAATATACGCAATGTACGGGCCGGAAAGGCTTTGTCATCATCAGGCTCGACTTGCATGTATCTATATTGAACTTGCCTAGAACACGCGCTACCAAGAGACGAGCCGCCTAAGTATTTTCTTCTCGGCTGTTCATCGTTCTTATGGCAGATTGCTTTATCTATATTGTACGCAATAAGCTCTATGGCATCAGAATGGAATGGGGTCGTCTGGAAACTTTTCGGAGTCAGAACTGGTGATACTCTGTTCAAATTCAAGAAGCCCTTGCTCGGTAAATTCATCTCTAATTTCCTTCATTTTTTGAAAATAAGCGACCATACCCAGAACCTCTTCCTCCTTCAGGTCGCAAAGCCTTTTGCTCCACCCCAACTCGCTAAATATTTTAGCGGCGTTAGTAAGTGTATCGCTTTTCTCTAATGTTTCTAATGTACCGTCACTCCGTCTGGAATTATTATGTTGCATAACTCCGTTCCCTCCAATTGCAACTCTGGGTTTTGAAATGTGACATGATATACCTCGTCTTCGTTTACGAGCATATATGCCATACCAGAGGTAAAATTAAACTTATGCTTATTAGCCGCGCCTTCAATAAAATCTCCCATCGCGTCTAAAATTTCTTCATCTTCTGCCGCTTCGCTTACAGTTAAAAAGCCGTCAATGCTTTGTGAGCTTTTATCCTCAAAGAATAATGTTAAATTAATTTCCACGCGCATTTATTCTTCCAAAGAGCTTGCGCTTTTTGCCCCCGTTTCTGTGCCCTTATGAATGTGCCTACCAGTAATTTCTTCTTTAACGTCTGCGTCAACGAATGCGCCATCTGGAATAATGTTGTCCCACTCTTGAAGCTTTAAAAGCCTCTCTCTCTTTTTTCTTTCCAGCATTCTTTCAGAGTCGGACATTAAACTTTCCTTAATAAATTGTCTAAATTAACCAAGAAGCCCTGTGATGTGTTTTTATCCCCACCACGCATAACATTACCATTATTATATTCGTTATTGCACAATTCAGTTAACCTGTCTTTTGACACAATTATGACCACACCTGTAATTAAAACAAAAGCCCAAAAATCTGATTGTGTTGTTGTAATGCCTGACGGTTTACCGCGACACTCAAATTCAACGAACACACGCCCAGACTTATGAGCTATTTTATCGTGCTTCACCTCAACCTTTTTGTTCTGGAGTAAATCACCGAGGAATTGTTCGGCAACTTGTCCTACTAAAAGGTCATGGCTGAAGTCGTTATTGTACAGCATCTTTAGCCCTGCCTTATGACGCAAAGGTGGGTGGCTTTACGGCACTGGTGCCACCCAAACCAGCTAACAGCTCTTTCATCACAAGATTGCCGTTAGTACGCCTTTTAACTTTATTTAGCAGACGGCAGAGGCATCCGCTTGTCTGCAAGAGTAACATTTAAGTCCGCTCTAGTCATGGCTTTTTTGTTTAAAAAGCAATGAACAGCGCGGCTCAACAAAACAGAATAATCATGCGAACTGATGTGCATTCTGTTTGTACGCATAAACGTAATATGCTTCATAAGCTTAACAGGACCACTGTTTGCCTTTCCAGTACCAGACATCAAGAAAGTAAAGAAGCTTTCAATCTCATCACGGTACCCAGATTGCACAGCAAGATAAAATGTTGCTGCGACTTGACCATGAGTATAACGAGTTTGAGCGTACACTTTCCGCGCCCATGAAACGCCCTCTTGCAACACATCAGGATTATACTTGTTTAAGTAAGCATTTTTAATCTGGTCGTTGCTAGTTACCCCAGCCGTATTGGTCTTGCCCCTCTCCCAACTAAGAAGGAATTTAATTTCTTGAGCAATCTTACTAGAGTTTGTCACGCCCATAATAGCTAGAACATCGTCTGCACCACGGTTTTTGCCCGTGTCCATATGATGAAAAGTATTCGGGTCAATGCCAAAAGTAACGTGCGTAGTAAAAGGCGTCTGCGCCTGGATACACGCGGCTAAACGGTTCTGCCCATCTTTTAGATAACCGTCTGTTCCGAACTTAATCGTATCACCAGTAAGTGACCAATTATCAATTTGCATGTCGCGCTTATACTCAATGATTTTTTGAGACTTACGCGGACGGTTGTTAATGTTTAAGTTGCCCTTCGTTTTGTCCAGAATGTATTCAGCAAGCTCTGGAGTAAATTCGCAGACGCGGCTGTTCTCTGGTGGGTTTTTAATCAAAGACTTTAGAGTTTTGGTTTGGTCGTTTAGTGAAAGCTCTGATGAAAGCTTGCGCTGTTTACTTACAATGCTGGTTAAAGCCATTTTCTTATCCATACCGCCCTTCCGTTTGTATAGCGGCCCTTCTGATGTTGCTGGTGTTAGAGGAAGAAGGGTCTAGCCTAGCAACAAAGCAAGACCCTTCTTTCAAGAAAAGTAGTTTTGTAGCCATTCCCTCCGGCAATTAGACTACCTTTCTCTATTTCTGGAGACGCACAGCTTTCGCTGTAATCCTGACTTCCAGAAAATTACTTTACTTCTGCGCCCAAGCTGGAACTACTCCAGCCGTTGCTGTTACAGTAGGAGCCTGAGCATTCATCGCTTGTTGCACTTGCGGCGGCATTGCAGACAATGGAGAAGCCGCTGGGGCTACTGCTGCATTTCCGCCACCAGAAACGTAATCCTTGTTATCTGGTGTTAACGCGACAGTCATTTTGTTTTTTGCAGCATATCCATTCTGCTCTGGCTCTACGCCCACCAAGAAACAAAACTCTTGCCCTTGCAAGGCCTCAAGGCCAGCGATGTTACGCTTTTGCTGGGCCTCTGGAGACATGTCAGCACCCTTCAAATTGTGAATGCTGTCAACCATGCGCCGAAGCGTTTCAAGGCCAATCTGACGCGCCACAGGGACGCCCTGACTATTCATCTTGTCGCCGTGCACAAACAGATTGTGCCATACGCGCCGCTTATCAAACTGACCGCCAATAATGGTAAATTCCATCGGGCAATATACTGCGCTTGAAGACATAGACTTCTTGAAAAGATATCCTGGCCCAAACTCAGGCATTTCGTTGTCGCCGCCTAAAAGGTTAATAATCGCACGAACAGGTGTTTTGTCTGGAATAAGCTCAAGAGGCTTCTGTTCACTACCAGTTTCTACTTCATTAAGGTTAAGCATTTTCTTCCACTCCACTCACTTCATTAGGGTTTACAAAGTCCATCGGACGTTCATTTTGTGGCGTACCGCCACTCATCTTCTTTAAAAGGTTGCCGAGGTGCGGCTCTTCTAAAGTATCTAATCTGCCAGACCTGTCCTTGGCGGGGTAGCCCCACTGGTTTAGGGTCTGACATACAAAGGCGCGGTATGGCGCACCATTATCATCTGACATGATTGCCATTGTGATAACTTCGTCCACGATACCTGGCAATTCTCTGCCTGTCTTAGAGCCTTCAATTTGAAGCTCAAAAGTCTCGCGCCCATACTCGTCTACTTTCTGGTCAAGAATGCCAACAAAAATTACATTCTTGTCGCGGATGTGCTGAAGATGCGATAACCACCCCATCATTTCACGCCCTTGCATACCGTAGACTGCACGAGTGTCCAGCTTTCCAGTACGGTCTGATTTACACTCAGGCTGGTTCTGGCAATGCGTGAAGCACAAGCGCCCCGCTACGGTAATCGAATCCACAAAGATTGTGTCATACTTAGACAAAACATCTGCCGGATTTCCGTATGTCTGGCACACATAATCATAATGCGCCTGACTATATGTTGCATCCTCTCCCAGAGACGGGTTTGGGCCGCCCAAGAATACCGCGAAATCGCGGCACTCTGTCCATGTGCGCGGACGAATGACATCAATGGCTACGCCTTCGATTGCCGCATCACCCGCCTCCAAGTCCATGAACAAAGTCTTGGAATTGTCTAGGGTACGAGCAAGAGAAGTCTTGCCCACCCCTGACTGACCACAAACAACAAGCTTGTGGCCCTTCTTTTCATTTAGCCGTTGCTCGGCTGAGATAATGTTAAGCATCATCTTCTCCCTCAACATCAATGCTTGTACCCTGCAAATGCACAGTACGCGCATCGCTAAGCCGCGCCTGAATTTCAGGCGGAGCATTATTATACTTAGCTTCTGGGATTGTGTATTTGACAGAAACGTAATGACGAGCAGTATCTTCATCCATACCATTTAAGATATTTAGAAGCCTACCCTCATCCCACTCCACGCGCTTGCGGAGATTGACCTTTAACTTGTAACCAGCATCTTCAATGGTAACGCTGCCAAAGTCTTTTCCGTTTTGGCGCAAAGTGTCCTGCGCTCTGCCTAGATAGCGGTTCTCAAGTTCGTTCTTGATAACCTTTACTTTTTCCTGTGACTCCACAATAAGCTGGTCCATCTCTTTCTTGAGCATGGTTAATTCAGCTAAAGACGCGGAGGACACAGACGATACGTCTGAATTGGTCATATTGACCCTCCTTGTGATGATTAACTTCCGTGTTTTTTCGAGCTGTTAAACTCTTTCGATATAACCAAGTTAGTGACAGTTATTTCACATTGCAAGTATTTTTTTAATTTTTTTGATTTTTTTTCGATATCTTTATTTCTATGCCGTGAAGAGCCTTCATTAACTTCTTCTTTAATTTGAATATATCTGTCTCTACGCCCTTAGCGTCCTCAACCACAAATTCGTCCTCGCTGTCTTTATTCGGCTTGTAGTATGTGTAGTCGGCTATGTACGCGCAAATCTTTTGCCCATCAATGACCATGTTAAATCGCACCTGTCTATCTAAGTCGCGTATCTCGCCGTTTTCTTGCAACTTCCAGAGCTGCCCATATCGCTCTGCCTCCCACTTGCTATCAAACTTCATCCCCATAAATTCGGTTTTCTTCGCACCGAACTTATTGCGTTTCTGATAAAAACCTTTATTATATGTCATTATATGTCCCTTTTTGTTGGAGGCTTTTGTGGCATCAGGAAATCATAGAACTGTCGGAATCGACATGAGAACCTATAACAAGCTTAGAAAGCTTTGTGAAGACGAGCACCGTAACATCCGCCAGCAAATTGGTATGCTGGTATCTGAAGCTTACAAGGAAAAATACGGTGATTCAATCGGCTCGTTAGGAATTGGCTCAGTTGGACAAAAAAATACGGTCTAAACAATGCTGCAAAGACCGCTGCTCCAAATCATCTTTGATAAATTTTGCAGGCGATACGCGCTTTGTCACCTGACCTTTTAAGCACTCTACTGGATTAAATAAAACGCGCTCTGGCTCTACTGCAACAAAAGCCACTATATCGCACTGTTCTTTTGTCAACGGCTTCTTCTTGCCGCTATGGGATGTGGCGAATTGATACCCCATATGCATGGCTTGCTTCCCGCCCCTTCCTTTTAAAATACTAGATTTAACTTGAACGCGCAGAAAAACATTTTGCCAATTAATAATTATATCAACCGTATCTAGGTTAACTATTTCGCAAGAGTAGCCAAGCTTCATTAGGCGCACCATACAAATGTGTTCGCCTAGCTTGCCAGCCTCGAAAGGATTTAACATCTTCCCCCCGTTGGAAGTGTGAAATTTATTTCTTGACAATGCCGTATAAGTATGACCTAAATATTAATATAGTGCAACTTTTTGGGGAGCCACCCCATGATACAAGAAGGTGACGGTAAAATGGCGCGGCTCATGTCGTATGGGTTGTGCCCTAAGTGTGAAACAGAAATGCAATTTAAATCTGACGGCCTTGAAGAGGATTATATGGTTTGCCCTGTATGCAAGCTAGAGATGCTAACACCAAGGCACAGTGAGATGGAGATTGTTGTAGAATTGGAGTAGTTATGTATACAGCAATTATTGTTGTATGTGCTGTTGTTGGTAGCGGTTACGGTAATCATTGTTTCGAATTAAAGGACAATTGGGGGCCGTATTCTGCGCTATCAGAATGCAAGGCGCGTACAGTTGAAATGTCAAAGACGAGCCTTGATGTGTTTAGCGACCATAGGTTTCCCTATGAAGCTAAAGGTTGGCGTTGTGATTATGATGCTGAGGGAGCGGCCTGACAGGTTTCGCCTTGGCAGCAATCATCTATAATGCAGTCACAATTAACGCACTGCGTATGACCATGAACATACACTGTCTTCAACGGCTCACTACAACGTGGGCAACGGCGGCAGTGTTTTTTCATTGGCGCGGGGCCTGTCACTGCATCAATTTTATTCGTGCTCACCGCCAGCCCCTCTTGCAAGCTGAACAAAAGCGTTAGGGCGATGTTGCGCCACCTTAAAGGTAGCAACTGTGGCAACAACTCCAGCTATTAGCAAAGCATGGGCAACTGCACTAACGCCAAATATAGTCCAAGAGCCAAGGCTCATAGAAAAGATGATGCACCACATCCATGCAAGGAATTGCATGACAACGTGTCGTGTCTGTAAATCGTCAATATGTTTAAGTGGATTGATTTCATGGTTCATGACTGCATCCCACATATTTACTATTGATTTCTGCATTTCATTCTCCTAATCCAAAATATGTATACGCAGAGCGTGGAGCGTTTGGTTCAATTATCGGAATCATCTGCCAATGCTCTCATGCGCGTTACTAAACGCCGTGCGCGATTAGGGACTTGTGTATACCACTTGGAATCTACCATCTCGTCTGCTGCGGAGTTAAACTCTCTTGCGTCTACGCCAGCCTTCATGCCTTTAAATTTTGACAAGCGCGGATAGCCAAGGTTGAACATCATGTTCGCAATAATAAGCTGACACTCTTCTGGCAAATCATTCCAATCTGGGTATAGGCGGTGGCAGTCTTCAAGCGTAACGGCAATGTCTAGCTTGAACACATTGTCCACGCGCTCTTGTTCTATGACAGTTCCCACAGGCTTGCCGTACTCAGGGTCATCTTTTTTAATCAAGTGACCTATGCCAAACGTAGGCAAATTTAGGTGGTCTAAATATATCTCGTACTTGCAGCCCTCATCAGAAGCAAGCTCCTGACGTAGCTGGTCTATGGTTGTTGATTTCATTTTATGGGTTTCCTAATAATCCGGCTGTTGCGCCGCGTATACCAAGTGCCTGTGCTACTGCTGGGTTTTGCGCGGCTTGCTGCCTAACTGATGATTGTTGCGCTGCGGGCGCTGGAGGAACAACCGCTGCCTGCCCAATACCCGTAGAATTGTTCGGAATTTGAGACTGCACCTGGCTGCTTAAATTTTGTATCTGCTCGCCCAGACCAGAGGAATCAGCAACTGCACGCAATTGTTGTTCTGCTTCGCGTGCGCCTTCTTGAGCTGATTGCGTTGCACCTTGAGCTACCAGCATACCCATTGCTTTGGCTATGGATTTGCCAAGCTCTTTTGGCTTCACATCTTCGCCCTTGAGGCGCTTGTAGTCTTTTAATATTTGGTCGTAGTGAGGTGCTGAAGTAAAGAACCTGCCCATCAAAGAAAGCTTTGCTAGAACGCCTAAGTTCTCTAACGGGCTGGCGGCTATGTTCGCCGCAACCAAGTCACCGCCGGGAGTTGTTCTGGCATTAAACTCTAATATCTTCGCAAACTGAGCCATATCTTTGCCCATCTTTTCGCCAAAGATAGCTTGCAACTTTCCGCCCTTATCCGCTTCTATCAGTCTATTCGCAAACGCTTTTAGGGTTTTCCCATCAGTGGTAAGCGTGCTACCAAAATCAGCAATAAGTCGCTCCATATAATTACCTTGAATTTTCTTCAACGCTTCTTCGTTGCCTTCAAACGCATTTAATATTTGCTTAATGTCAGATGCAGATGTAGAGCTATTTGCAATCAATTCAGCGGCCTCAATAGGAGCGCTTTCTAAGCTGCCATCAGAAAGCTTTCTGAAAACGCTATTTTTCATATTGTCATGCAATGATTTTTGCGCCGCAAGAAGAGCTCCTAAAGTCTCCTTCATGTCTGCGCCTTCAGGCAGATTGGCGACAAGCCTATCTACATCAGCTTGCTTCAAGTTAGAGATAGATGTTTTTTCTATGTCATCAGCAAGCTTCTTTATTCTTCCGGCATCAGGGCCAAAAAGAACATCAGCCGTTCTGCCTAAGTCTCGCAATGATTTAGCAAAAGCTCCGGCCTTAAATGCTGATGGGTCAAAGTCGTTTGCTTTGGTCAAGCCAGAGCTTGTCAATGCATCGTTGAGCCACTGACCAGCAATCTTTCTTCTGAACTCATCAGACGCGCTCTTTTTGGCATCGTCTGGCAGGCCATATTCTACAGCGCGTAGGGTTCTCGCCAGTGTTTTAGCGTCATCCTTCTTAATTATCTTATCAAGGGCAACGTCCTTTACGCCAATGCTTTGACCGCTTGCGGCTTTTCTGGCTAAATTTTTAATAACTCCCGCGCTTTCAATATCCTCAAAAA